TATCGGCCCGTATTTCTCCCACCGTCCCTCTTCGACTGAGCTGAGCCTCGCCCAGCCGCCCGCAGGACCTTTCCCAGACTGTTCCCGCCTCCTGCCCCACGGCACCCACAAAACCTCCTTACCATCACCAACAAGCACTGGAAGGGCGGCTTTCGGGTTCGGGAAATAGATCTTCAGCTGCTCGCCCGTCCGCGTGTACTGACCAGAAATTTCTACGCCACCACACATCGTCGTCACCCTTGGCTGTAGGAAAAATCTCACTATACTGTATGTGTATACAGTATTTGAGAAGTCCATGAATTCAGCATTTTTGACCCCTGGCCGCCGAATTGAGCGCCTCCGGCTGTCACCGGAGAAGCTGAAAATCACTGGCTTCCAGAGCCCTGCCGGAGATCACGAGCAGGGGCCGCTAAGCATCGACGAGTTCATTGGGCTTGGTGCGCCTCACATCTGGCTATGGATCGCTGACAGCGATGCTCTCGCTGGCCTCGGCATCTACCAGCACGATGTTCTGGTCGTTAACCGAGTTGGCCGTGCTGATCCAGGCCGCGCTGCAATCGTCGTCATCGATCACGAGTTCAAGCTCTGCTCGATCCTCACTGATGCAGAGAAGAAGCGCTCCCTGGTTACGATAGACCGCCAGGGTGAGTGCCAACGACTGGCTGAACAGGAGCAGGTCACTCTGTGGGGCATCGTCGATTTCCTCTTCCGAGATCTCCGGCCATGAGACGCGTATACGCGTTGATCGACTGCAACAGCTTCTACTGCTCGTGCGAGCGCATCTTCCGTCCCGAGCTGGCCAAGACACCCATTGTGGTGCTGTCGAACAACGACGGCTGCGTCATCGCCCGTACACGCGAAGCCAAGGCCCTTGGCATTGCGATGGGCGCCCCCTTCTTTGAGATTCGTGACCAACTCCGTCAATCTGGTGTGAGGGCCTTTTCGAGCAACTACGCGCTCTACAGCGACGTGTCGAACAAAGTCATGCGATGCATCCATAGCTGCGTTCCGGACATCGAGCAGTACAGCATCGACGAGTCATGGGCAGACCTTACCGGCCTGCCAGGTGATCTCACAGCCATTGGGAAAGGCATCAAAGAGCGCGTTTGGAGCGAATGTGCGATGCCGGTAGGCGTTGGCATCGCTCACACGAAAACGCTCGCAAAGCTCGCGAACTACGCAGCAAAGAAGTGGCAGAAAACGGGTGGAGTGGTGGACCTGACTGACCCTGAGCGGCGTGACAAGCTGCTCCAGGTTGCACCGGTTGATGAGGTTTGGGGTGTCGGTCGCCGACTCAACAAAAGCCTTGAAGCTATGGGCATCAAAACGGCTTGGGATCTCGCCCATGCCGACCTGGCAGTGATTCGTAAGGTGTTTGGCCGTGTGTTGGAGCGCACTGCTCGCGAGCTGCGTGGCGAAGAATGGCTACGCATGCATCAAGCGTTGGACATGAAAAAAGAGATCTGCTCGTCGAAAATGTTTGGCCAGAAGCTCAGGACTATTGAGCCGATCAGGGAAGCGCTGGCCAGCTACGTTGCACGCGCTGCTGAGAAGCTCAGGGAACAGAGCAGCTTGGCTGAGGAAATGGTCATCTCCCTGCAAACCAGCGGTTTCGTAGAAGACAGTGAGCGCTACTTCAACAGCGCCCGGTGCATCCTCCCACATCCAACCAACGACACGATGCTCATGACGCAGGCAGCCAACCAGGCGCTCGCTCGCATCTTCAGGCAGGGCTACGCGTACTCGAAAGTAGGCGTGTTGCTGACAAACCTCGTGCAAGCGGATGGGTACACGCCAGACATGTTTGCTGAGCCTCCGAGGAAGAACGTGGGCAAGCTTATGGAGACGATCGATCTGCTTAACCAGCGCTACGGGAGAGGAGCGGTGAGGGTGGGGACGGTGTGGCCAGGTGGGCGGGCCTGGGAGATGCGAAGAGAGATGCTTTCGCCGAGCTACACGAGCAGCTGGCGTGAGCTGCCCAGGGCGGGGTAACCAAGCAAAGCTTGGAAGTAGGTCTACATTAACGACACCGCTGCATGTGGCTGGTAGTATGCAGCGGTTTTTTGCAGGTGTTTTTTGGGGGGATGTCCATGAGATCGGTAGAGCTTTTTGCAGGAGCCGGCGGACTGGCTATGGGATGCGAGATAGCTGGGTTTGAGCATTTGGCTGTCGTCGAATGGGACAAATGGGCGTGCGATACCGTTCGGGAAAACCGCAAGCTCGGTTACCCGCTTGTAGCAGACTGGACGCTGCATGAAGGGGATGTCCGGACGTTCGACTGGTCGTCCATCCCCGAGGGTATTGACCTGCTCGCAGGCGGTCCGCCCTGTCAGCCTTTCTCCATTGGTGGAAAGCACCAAGCTTACGACGATAGCCGAGACATGTTCCCGGCTACTGTCGATATCATTCGAAGGCTGAAACCCAAAGCATTCATCGTAGAGAACGTGAAAGGTCTGACTCGGGCCGCATTCGCTAATTACTATCAGTACATTCTTCTCCAGCTTGAATTCCCGGAGTTGCCTCATCGGCAAAATGAAGCTTGGGATGAGCATTTCATGCGGCTTCAGGCTGAGCATACGAGCGGGAAGCGAAAGGGAAGGGGGCTCACCTATAACGTCGTTCCGACACTTGTGAACGCGGCGGATTACGGCATACCGCAGAAGCGTGAGCGCGTCTTCATAGTAGGTTTTCGCGATGACCTAGGGATTGAGTGGTCATTCCCAAAAGCAACCCACAGCTATGATGCTCTGCTTCATTCTCAGTATGTGAGCGGTAAATACTGGGAGCGGCATGGAATGGAAAAGCCTGCTGTACCAGAGAAGCTCGCGAGCCGAGTTAGAAAGCTAAGGGACAGTATCCTGCCGATGGATACACAGCCTTGGCGGACAGTGCGTGATGCGATTTGCGATTTGCCAGACCCTGAGTCGAAGGCGGCTTTGAAAATTTCGAATCACGTCTTCCAGGGGGGAGCGCGGTCTTACCCTGGGCACACGGGTAGCCCGCTTGATCTGCCGGCGAAAACTCTTAAAGCTGGGGATCACGGAGTTCCGGGTGGCGAGAACATGCTCGTGAAGGAAGATGGTAGCGTTCGTTATTTCACCGTTCGTGAAAGCGCTAGAATCCAGACTTTTCCAGATGGATTTAAGTTCCATGGAAGCTGGACAGAGACAATGAGACAGCTTGGAAACGCTGTTCCCGTACTTCTCGCGCAACAAGTTGCTTCAAGCGTTGCCGAGAGACTCATAGTGGCAGAACTTGATAAAATTCAGAAATCCAGCGGCAACAAAAAAGGGAAAATCGTTGCATGACTGTAGTTCCGTTCAATCCACTGGATAAAAAGAACCTCGGCGCAAGCGTCGCTGAGGCTCTTCTGACGAAAGAAGTGCATCCGCTTGGGAATCTACCAAAATTTGTAGGTGCAGGCGTATATGCTATTTATTATGTTGGTGATTTACCGATCTATGAAAATTTGGCTAAGATGAACCGCGATGGTGCATTTCTCTGGCCCATATATGTTGGAAAGGCCGTTCCATCTGGCTCGCGTCGCGGAATTGAGACAGAGAAAGAAATGGAGCCGGCACTGCTGAAACGCCTTCGTGAGCACGCATCAAGCATCAAAAATACAGAACTAAAGATTGAAGATTTTTATTGCCGATTTTTAGTTGTAGACGATATTTGGATTCCACTTGGGGAGTCCTTGATCATTACTCGGTTTACTCCGGTCTGGAATACTCTCATCGACGGATTTGGCAATCACACACCGGGGAGTGGTAGAGAGAAGGGTATGCGACCAAAGTGGGACACCCTTCATCCAGGTAGGAAATGGGCAGAGAAGCTACCTGCTAGGGAAGAGACGGCAGAGGATATTGGCAGGGAAGCAGAGGTATATCTAAGAAATGTACCACCGGTACTTTCAAGCAGATTTATCGAGGCAGAAGGCGATTGAAGGTGAGGCCCCTTAAAAGGGGGGCTTTTCATTCAGGAAGGCTGAAATCCTGTGTCGTAGAGCCTCGATGTCATGTAATTGACACTCCCAAATCACCAAGACTTTCCAGCCGGATTTTTCTAATTCTGCAAGTACAGCAGCGTCGCGATTTTGGTTGGCGATGAACTTCGGTATCCAGAACTCGTGCCTTGTTTTGGGAACCCTGGATAGGCGGCATGTCGGATCTGGATGCTGATGCCAGAAGCAGCCGTGTACGAAGATGACTTTCTTTCGTGACGGGAAAACCAGATCAGGCTTGCCCGGTAAGTCTTTTCGGTGAAGGCGATAACGATATCCCATCCCGAAAACTAATTTTCTTACCAGCATCTCTGGCTTGGTATGAGCAGAGCGGACTCTGCTCATTCGTTCGCTTCGCTCGCTAGGACTTAATGTATCCATGCGGCAAGCTGACAATCACTGGAGCCAGGACTCGACGGTTTCGGCGCCGAATTGCTCTTTCCAGGCTTTCAGTACCTTGTGATTGCCGCCCTTGGTCTCAACACGTTCATTAGTGTTCGGGTTGATGTAGACCTTGAGTGCCCGCTCACGACGCTGGCTGCGGCCATCGACTTTGGGTTCCGGCTTCGATTGCGGATCGAGAATAGCCCTGACTTCACGCAGCGTGTAGCCGTATTCACCGAGCAGAGAGCGCAGCTTCTCTTCAAACTCAATCTCTTTCTTCAGTTCGCCGTCGTTTTTCAGCGCATCGAGCTGGCGGAGCTGCTCAGCGAGCTGTGCTTCCAAGCGCTTGAATTCTGCTAGTTTGCTCATTTTGTCCCCAATTTTTTATGTAATGGTGAATTCGAGTGAGTCGAAGGCTTTGATTTTCTTAGCTACAGCGTTCCGTCGCGATTCTAGCTGAGAGATGCTGTAATCACCGAAGTTTGTTTTGTACTCGTTGAGTAAGTCGATTTCAAGGCTGATCTGGTCTTCTACAACAGCAAGATCGATTTTTAATGTGACAAGCTGTGGGCCGTTAGCCTTGTTGATGCGTAGCCGGAGGCGTGTTGCTTTGTCGCGAAGACGCTTAAGATAGCGAGTTTGCAGATGGATCAAGTCAAGGCTGGATTCGCCATTTGCGATCTCTGTGCGGCAGTGATCTATGATGCTAGTGAAGTATGCATAGCGCTCTTCGTATGTTTTTTGAGGCCGCCCCATCTCTTTCTGCTCGCGTTCTGGATCGAGTGCGGATCGTTTGTAGAAGGCGATATGTAGCTGCTTGTCGAGCGTCCCGAGTATGTCTCTGCCTGGGCGGCCAACAGCTGTTTTTCCGAACCTGGAGCGAAGGGTCTCAATGTGAGTCTGCTCTTCGTCGGCTTCCGCTTCCATTTGGCGGAGTTTTTTAAGCTCGTCGTCGCGTTCGATTTCGATGCGCGCCAGCTCCAGTTCTTTCGGCATTTTGGGCTTACCCGGAGCTAGCTTTCTCTCATTGTCTGGAAGGGCGTTCCAGGCCTCTTCGGTCATCCCCAGTGGGCGAAAGAGATTGAGCTTCTGGCGCACAGCCTTGGCTTCATCGTTGAGGCCCAGGTGCTCGAATTTCGCAGCTTCACGAGCGAAAGACATGCGTTGCATGAACGTGCTCAGAAGCAGATGGCGCTGGAGTTCGTCGTCTTCAGTCGAGCAGCCGGAAAGGCCCTCAATCTCCTGCTCAAGCTCAATAGTATTTTCGTGCAAGCGAGCCACCAGCCGACGCTGCTTTTCAAGCGGGCTGAGAGCTGGTCGTCCCTGCGATTTTTTTCTTGACGGCTGCTCATCCATGTGAATCACCTTGACAAGTCAAATAATTTCCGGCATAATAATTGCTCGAAGAAAAAATTGTCAAGGAATGACAATGGTGTTGTCAGGCTGCTCGACCGGACCTCGGGTGTGGTTGGAAGGGAATGCCAAGCGCAATGGATCGGGCTTTCCAGTAGCTGCGCCCGTTCAGGACGAATGCAGCCAGGTCGCCCGCTAGGTAGTGAATGTTCATGCCTGACCAACGGAACGGCAGTACGCCAAGGAACTGGTGCTTGGAGCGCCAGATTTGCAGTGATGCTTTAGAAATACCAAAAGCAATGGCGGCTTCGGCGGTCGTGAGCTTTGTTAGTGGATTGAGATCAGGAAGAGGATTGTCATTGAAAAGAACTGGAATTCGTGGGTAATCATGCTCTGGCCGTGTTTTCGGCTTGTCTCTGTACGCAATCACATCTTCTCTTTTATAGAAGACTTTTCTTCTTTCATCTCGAACGTACGGGATGAAGCTTTTATCTGCATAACGAAGATTTCTCAGTGTTCCAGCAGCGATCTGTAGCATTACAGCTGCTTGTGATTCGCTGACGTATTCTGCTGTACGTATGTTTATCTGCTCTTTAACAATTCGCATTTTTATTATTCCCTTCTGCGTTTCCATATCATAATTATAACATAAAATAGTGTTAATAATTTGATGGTCAAGCAGTTTTTAAATTTTACCTGCTCCGCAGAAGGCGGCCAGCGGGTTGGTGGCTTCTTGGGAGCGTGCTAGTGACTCATATAATAGAAGTGGTGCTTGTGAAGCAGAGCAGAGAGGTGGGTAAGTAATACCCACTGGCTAATTTAGCCGAAGGCTGTAGCTGTCAATGTGATTTTCTTCGGAACAGAAGTTTGGTTTATATATAGAATAATAGGACTTCTGTTCTCTGTGTAAATGCTATTGTCATTTTGTGGTGTTGAATAAATTATAAAATAATTATCTCTGCATGTTTAAAAGTTCAAAAATGGTGTTATTATAAAAATGTGCAGATAAGCACCGCTTGCAGAGCGAAATAATTAGAAAGGCTATAAAATGAACATTCTTTACAAGAGCACAAAGCTGGAGCATCAGCTCAATGAAATAAAATCAAAGTACGTATTCATCTCGACACAAGAGCTTGGCCTCGACTACACCGTTGCTGTAGTTGGCCAAGAAAATTTCGAAAATACGGTAAAGCTGTACGCAGATGACAAAACACGTACAGCAATAGTCTGCTTGACTGCTGCAACATATGAAGCGCGCTTAGATGTGGCCATGAAATGCAAAACTGGCGTGCTGTTTCTCAATGAAGAAAACCCAACTGAAAGCGTCTGTCTCGCCAGCATTGCCGGCTACTCTAGCTACGAGATAGATAAAATGGCAGCAGAAATCGGGGCTGAAATCGACATCAAGCGATTCGTGATGTCTGTATCTCGTGAAGTTCCGTTCTCTATTTCGAGAGAGCAGGCCCAGCAGATTATTGCTGAAACAGCTGGATACGAGTCTGAAGCCGCACTCGAACTTTTGGACAAAGCTCTGGATAATGACATGATCAATTTCCAGCGCTTGAAGCAAGTCAGCATCAACAAGCAAATCGTTACCACTGCGCTTAAAGCCACACGTCCGGGTGAAGAAGCAACGGCTGAACTACTTGCATACGCTGAGAAAATATATGCCCAGGGCGGGGTTCACGTACTAAAAGCAGGCCTGGGTTTTGGCAAGACTCAGCACGCTATCCGTCCGGTCATGCAGCGAGCAAAAGCTGATGGAAAGAAGACAACCCTGCTGACTCATCGTAGATCTATTTCCGGATCATTCGATGACATCTGTTCTCAGTACAATGACACAGCCATTTTCGGGAAAGAAGACAAGCTGGAGAGCTTGGCACTAGTCGTCAATTCTGTAAACCATCAGCGCTTCAAGCTACATACTGAGCAGTGTGATGTTCTAGTTATCGACGAAGGCTCACAAGTCGTATCTCATATTCTTCAAAAAGGGTTCGAGGGTAACCGCAGGGAAGTGTTTCATGAGCTGCTGCGGTTGATTGCGAGCGCACGTCTTGTGCTTGTAGCTGATGCTTTTATAAGTGATATATTAATGAAGTTCCTCTGTCTGAGCGAGAGAGGCATTAATTTCACAAGCGGAGAAGTGGATAACTCTGACAACGAAATCGTGCTAGCTGAAGTCGCAACTGCGCAGCGAATGATAATTGACGACGTATCGGCTGGCCGGAAGCCAATGATTGGTCTCGATAGTAGAAAAGAGGCTGAGGCTGTGGCCAGCTACATGGCCCAACAAAGCAAGCAGGCTTTGCTTGTAACACAGAAAACAAGAAGCTACCCCGAAGTTTTGGCATTCTTTAAAGATCCAAATACAGAAATTAAAAAATATGATGCTCTTGTATATAGCCCGTCAATGCAATCATCGATCAGTATCACAGATAAACACTTCGACACGCATTACTGTCTATTTTTTGGCGTGATCGGTGTTGATGACGCAAAGCAATTCACTCGTCGTGATCGCACCAACAAAAAGGTTGTGGTTGGTGTTACAAGGCAAGTGCGCATGCAGCTTGATAAATCGGAGTTGATCAATGAGCTTTTCGCTAGCGATGACTATGTTTTTGACTCCATAGCTCTTCCGTTTTATAAGAACGACGCCAAGGAAAAAAACAAGCTCAGGACGAACCTCGCCCTGGCATTTGAGTTTGATGGTTACAAGATCACTAGAATCGCACCTTCAGCAGCTGACGAAATTGCCCTTTCAGTTTTTAATTGTGAAAAGCGCTCTGTAAAAGAGTATATCGTTCAGTCAACTCTTACTGCTGCTAAGAAAATCATAGAGTCAGCCGATTTCGAAGAGTTTGTTGAGCCTGAAAGCGAAGAACAGCGCTTCCATAACGATGCATTAGCTGCATCAAGAATGCTGGGAAAGAAAGTATCAGAACTGAGTGATGATGATATTTCCTTCTACAGGGAAGGTGGCGGCGCAGTCAATCTTATGAATGCCAAATGCTGCTTGCTTGATGATGAAAAATTCAGAGAATATGAGAAGCATGCTTCGACAGAAAAAGGGCGTGATAATAAAAATCTTGCAGGCCGGAGAGCGATTCTGACAAGGTTTATCAGTATCCTTGGGATAAATAATGGCGATGAAATTCTGACGAACGATGCGATGAAATCTGCCTCGGAATATGCAGTAAAATGCAAGGATGTATTGGTTGGTTATGGCATTCTCACAAAGAACGCAAAATGCAAAACTACGAATGAAATAAATGCTACTGTGAACGCTGTCTTAAAAGCTGTTGGATTGTCAAAAGCGAGAGTAAAGAGGAATGGCGACTGGGTTTACTGCTTGTCTAAACCGGCTTTCATGCGAGTGATTTCTTGCATCGATAAAGAACGCCACGACAAATTAAATGGATTTAAGATGAAGCAGGAATCTCTCATTAGATTCGAGTCGTTCTTGATCAGTGTCGGCTCTCTAGACGAATACAAAAAGATTCACGGAGAAAAGGCATTAACCATAACTGATTAAAAATATATGCTATAATAATGGTGTGAAGCGAGTGAAGATGCTTCACACTCTGCAAGCAACAAACTCTAGCCTCGCCTGGTTTTAATCCTTTTACGGCGGGGCTTCTTTTTTGCTGCCAAATAATCCGCTATTAATGATTTATTACATATTATATGATATAATATATAAATATGGAAAAGGTCATTATAGGGATAGACCCAGGTCAGAAAGGCGCAATCGCGGTTTTACGCGAAGACGGATCGTTGCTGGACCTTTTTGATATGCCGGTGAAGAAAATCGGCAAGAACACCAGGGTCGATGGGGCGAGGCTGGCCGGATTGCTACGCGGCTACTCCGGCAAGGCGGTAATGGAGCAAGTCGGGTACATAGGCAGCGGTGGGGGCGACAAGAAGCGCAAGGACGGTGGAAAGGGGGCATTTAGCTTCGGCGAATCTGCCGGTGGTGCTCGATGCGTTCTTGAAGCTCTTGGCTTCGATATGGTCTTCGCCTTGCCGCAGCAATGGCGGAAGTTGCATCGGCTGACAGGCGCTTCTGATGAAGCGGTGATACAGGCCGCAAGAGCACTCTATCCCGAAGCCAACGTGTTCACCGGCTTCAAGAAAAAGGACGGTACACCAAACGTTAAAGACGGGCGCACGGATGCGCTCCTGATTGCAAGATATGGATTGTCGTATGGCAGCGAAGAAGAAGGAACTTAAAAAGGGCAGGAGGCCTGTCCTCGATGCGGCAATGATCAAGACGATTGGTACAGCAATCAGTCGTACCACGAGCTTCAAGTCAGCCGCAGCAGCCGTTGGAATTTCGCCCGCTTGCTTCTATTCATGGAAACAGCAAGCAGAGGAGATTCGGGCGCAGCTGGAGGATGACGAATCATTCGAACCTGATGATCGCCAACATCTGCTACTGGATTTTCTGGAGTCAATCGAGCAGGGCCTGGCCAAGGTCCGCGACATTGCCGTCAACAGCGTCATCGCTGCGGCAAAGCGCGGTGACTGGCGTGCCGGCGAGTCGATCCTGCGACGCCGTTTCCACGATGAATTTGCAGATGGTGACCGCCTCGGCAGCGAGAGCGATTCAGCCCCCGTGGCTGATGCTCAGACTGGCGTTCTCCTCATTCCCGGCCCAGTGGCTGACTTCAGGGAAGAGGATGTCATCGACCAGCAGTCACGCACTGCTGCACTCGCTGCCGCACGCCTGGCCGAGTTCGAAGCCGAAGAAAATGGTGATGACGAATGAAGCTCATCACTCAGCTCTTCAAGACAGATTGCGTGATTGCATGCCTCGCCATGTTGTCCGGCCACACTTACAAGAAACTGCTGGCCACCTTCCCCGGCGCGATAGCGACTGGGGTGACGATCTCCGAAGCCCACGCGTTCTTACTGACGAACTTCGGACCAGCAAGCTACGCGGCCACAGCTGATTACCACGACCTCATCTTCGGCGAACGCCCAGGCCGTGTTGCGCTCAACCAAGACCAGCTTTGGCAACAAATCACCACTCGCCCCGCGATCCTCTCGATCCCGACTGAATCAGGGGAGGGCGCCCATTGCGTGCTCTGGACGGGTACGTGCTGTTTCGACCCTTGGCCTGGTCGTGGCTTCATCCAGAAGCCAGAGCTGGTGTACGAGGCCGTCTGGATAGATCGACTGCCACTTCAGGTTGAGTTTGAACCTGATGCCGAGGATGCGTAATGAGCGCGTTCTCGCCAACCCTGCATAAGGCTGCGAAGGCAGTCAGGAAGATCATCTGGAAGCCACTGCCCGGCAGTCAGGAGATGTTCTTGCGTCTCGGCCAGCCAGAGTCCCTGGTCACCGAGGTTTTGTTCCACGGCAGCCGTGGCAATGGGAAAAGCGATGCCCTGATCATGGGCTTCGTCCAGCACGTGGGGAAAGGATGGGGGCCAGCTTGGAGGGGGATCATTCTCCGTAAGGAATACAAGAACCTCCGCGACATCGTGAAGACCAGCCACCAGATCATTCCGCGTGCATTCCCTGGAGCGAAGTGGAGCCAGTCTGAGTACAGCTGGACCTTCCCTACTGGCGAAGTCCTGATGTTCAACCACATCAAGAAACCCGCCGAGTACGACACCAAGTTCCACGGCTGGCAACTCACCTACATCGCGTACGACGAGTTAGCCACGTGGGCAACGGACGAGATCTACGTGTCGATGCTCTCGACCCTGCGCTCTGCATTCATACCAACTGCCGAGCAGCCGAACATGCCTCCGCTCCAAGTCCGTGCCAGCACGAACCCGTGGGGTGTTGGTCGCCATTGGGTGTACAAGCGCTTCATCGAAGCCCGGAAGCCCGGTGAAATAGTGATGAACTCGGACGGCACCAGGCAGCGCTGCGCTCTCTTTGGCACGATCTTCGAGAACATCTATATCAACAAGTCCTACATCAAGAACTTCTTGATGAAGCTCGTTGATCCAGCGAAGCGAGCTGCTTGGCTCCTCGGCGACTGGAACGCCGTAGACACGTCATCGATGTTCGGTTCCGTCTGGTCGAACAGGGTAGTCATGAAGCCATTCCCAATCCCCAAGGGCTGGCGTATCGACAGGTCGTTCGACTTCGGACAATCAACCCCGTTCTGCGGGCTATGGCACGCCGAGGCCAATGGCGAGGCCGCCACGCTTCCGGATGGCACAAGGTTCTGTCCACCAGCAGGGTCGATCATCGTTATCGGTGAAGACTACGGCACAGAAGAGAACGCTAGAGGCGAACAAGTCACCCCTGACGCCGGCCTATTCCTGCCTGCACGAGCGATTGGCAAACGCCTGAGGGATCGAGAAAAGCGCCTCAGCGACTCCGGCATCCTCACCGGCCACACCATCCACCCAGGCGCTGCCGACAGCCAGATTTACAACGGCAAACAAGTCCAGGGCCAGCAGACCGTGGCCGCTGAACTCGAAGCTGAGGGAATGAAATACGTCCCAGCAGACAAAGCTCCAGGCTCTCGCGTGAACTCGGCACAGCTCGCTTTTCAACGTTTGAGCGCAACGAAGCTGAATTCGCCGGACTCACCGCACCTGTACATCTTCCAAGGGTGCCGATATCTGATCGGGTGCTTGCCCTCGATAGCCAGGGATGAGGACAACATGGATGCGTGTAAGAAAGGGCCGGATGACCACTCTTGGGACGCGTTGGCTTACAGATTAACAATGAAGAAGAACGTTACGAAAGTTACAAGCGGAATACGTTGATCGTGAAACATGGAAGTTCCACGTGAAACAAAGTCAATCATATAAACGCTAAATGTAAAACATATAAACATTCAGGGAAGAATGATTATGGGTAAGGTAAATGAAAGAAGCGCAAGATGCGCTGGGTTTTATGAAGAGAGACATCTCTTACGCACGTTAAGAGGCGGTACGAAAGCCATGCGAGCAGCTGGTAAAGAGTATCTGCCCGCCGAGACCGCTGAATCGAAAGAGTCGTATGACGCCCGCCTGAAGCGCTCTGTGTTGTTCAATGGCACGAAGCGGGCTATTGAAGCCAATGCTGCAAAGCCGTTTGTTCGGCCAGT